ATGGTACAAAAGGGACCCGCTATATTTTCAGCAAAATTAATTTTTATCTATTTGATAATCAATTATTTACGCAGATATATAGCGGGGTCGCTGGGCCTTATTCAAGTACTTATATGGGTTAAAATAGGGTGTTTTTTGGTGTATTACGGTAGTAGTAGGTATAATATTCAGCAAATTTTCAGCAAATAGTATGGGTAAATCATCGCTTAGATTAGATAAACGCCGGATGCTAAAAGACGGTACATACCCGCTGCAAATCAAAGTAGGGTACTGTACTAACCTATATTTGCCTACACAAATTTATTTACCCGTCGAAGATTGGGACGATAAATTACAGGTGTGTACAGGCAAACAGGCGCGAAGCATTAATAACATACTGCGTAATTTATTACTCCAGGTAGGTAACAGGATATTAGAATTAAGAGAGACGGGCCAGTGGAATAAACTAACCAGTGCCCAGCTTCGGCAGATGCTTACGGATATGTCATTAACTACGCCTACTATCGGCATACCATCGTTAGGTAGCTATATAGATAAGGTTAAGGCTCTTAAATCTCCGCATACGCAGCGCTCATACGAAAGTACGTTAGCACGATTAAAGCCATACTGCGATGCCTATAAGGTTAGATTTTCCGATATGTCCTTTGCCTGGTTTGAGGGCTTTGTTAATAGTATGGAAGCGGACGGCCTTAAACAAAATACCAGGGCAAAATATCTAAAGTGCATTAAGACTGTAATACGATATGCCAGCGAAGATGGCATAGCGGTTAATATCGCATACACTAAGGTTAACAGTAGAGCCGAAATGGACACGCCTATGCGTAACTTGCCTATAGATACTATGCGCCGTATTCGTGATACAAAGATTAAAGGAAAAACCGCCGTATATCTCGATGCCTTTATGCTATCTTTCTATCTTATCGGCATTAATATGGCCGATTTATTAGCATTACCCAAAGACTGCATAGTTAACGGCCGCCTGCAATATAAACGCGCTAAGACTGGTAAGAATTATAGTATATTAGTCCAGCCCGAAGCGCAGGCCATTATAGATAGATACCCAGGTAAAACGCATTTACTTAGCTTCTGCGAAAAGGTTAGCTGTTTCCGCTATAACTGTAACGACTTGCTCAACAAAATAGAAAGCGGGTTAACGTGGTACTGGGCACGTTATAGCTGGGCTAACTATGCCGTCGATTTAGATATACCAAAAGATATAATAAGTGAAGCGCTTGGCCATAAACACGGCAGTAACGTAACAGGCATATATATTAAATATAGTCTTAACAAAATAGATGCCGCTAACCGCCAGGTAATAGACTACCTACAGGAAAAATAAAAAACCGCGTCCACCTATCCCAGGCAGCCGCGGCGTGCGTTCATCAGAAAACTAAATTTTTCGTCGTAGGTACAAACGTATTAGATATACGGCTAAACAAATTAGTATGACTATTAGGCTTATTCGTCCTATATGTATGAATATCTTATTATACCAGGGCACGCCTATTTTGGTAGTTGTATTAAGATATACGGGTACGCTTATGCTATCTACTTTGTGCTGGTATATAGTGTCGTGGCGTATCTGTATTCTAAATCTCCATTTTTCTTTGTACACGGTTTGCCCATCTACGTAGATACTATCACGGTTATAGATGGTATCTACGGCGTATGTCGTAGCCTTAACGGTATCGTGGACGGCGTAGGGCACTTTAACCGGCTTATCTATATACTTAGTTACTCGGCATCCGCTAAGGCTTACCAGGGCGGCCAGTATGGCCACAAATGCTATTAATCTTTTCATATCATTATTATTTAAAGGTTGTAATACTCTTTGGTAGCGTCGAAAGACGGGCACGCCTTTGCAGCAAAATCACGGTGCCCGCGTATAGCGACGCCAGGATAGCTTTTTTTAAGCTGGGATAATAGATTATGCAGTGATAATTTTTGCGCGTCTGTACGCGTATCTTTTGGCGTTTTTCCATCGGCGGCCAGGCCACCAATATAACACACGCCTATACTATATTTATTGTGTCCTACGCAGTGTGCACCCTCTTCGCTAACTGGCCGTCCTCCGTGTATAGTACCATCGCGATATATAACGTAATGGTAGCCTATAGTTTTAAACCCGCGCGCCTTATGCCAGCGCGTAATATCATCCACCGTAAAGTCTTTGCCCTCCGGTGTCGCACTACAGTGCACTATTATTAGATTTATCTTTCTCATCTTTATTTGTTGTTTCGTTATTACTGTTAAATATTAATTCCTTTAAGGTCTTCGCCAGGTCGTCTTTATTCTGTATTACAACATTCATTGTATTTTCCGCGTTACGTAGTTCCTCTTTTTGCCAGGCCTTTTCGCGGACACTTTTAAACTCGCAGTAAACGCACCAGGCAGCCCAGGACATAGAAAACGCCGGAAAGGGCACGATTACGCAGGTTATAAGGTCTATACATATTAGCACTATGTATGGCGAAAAGTATTTGCGGCCTTTCTCGCAGGTTTTTTTATAACCGTTTGATGTGGTGGCCTTACCTAACTGTTTGGCTTTTCTGACGCCAAAGATTAAATCTACGCCCATCGCTATAAGTAGCGCCAGGGTGCTAAGAAATATTAATAACGCGTGCATAAATAAGTGATGCTGCGCAAAGTCTATAAGTACATTATACATTTTTTCTACTTGTTATAAAGTTCTAATACTATGTCATTGTTTTGCTGCGATACGATAACTATGTACCGTGATTCCAGTAGGTATAACAGATTCATATTAATTTCATCTGTGCGCAGCGTTGCTACTGGCCTGCTTACTTCTTTGTTAATAGTCGCCATCGCGAATACGTTTTAATGTTAATTCCCTGGTTTTATATTTTTTCTTTAACGCTACCGATTCGTGGTGCCCTTTTATGTACAGGTATTCGTATAGGCGGCTATCTATCATATTAAGTATTTTGTATCGGTTCGCGTATTCGTTGCTATGCCGCATAAGTCCTAAATATGAATTAATAGAGCAAATACCGTGGCGCACTTCGCGAAGCGTTTTAGCCCTGTTTAGCTGCCTTACCGCTGCTATAAAATTAGTTAGTGTACGGTTGCAGCAATATACGCGGCCAGGCTTTACGATGGCGCCTGTAAACTCTACGCCTTTTTTATAGTACTGTATATAAAATTTCTTTTCGTTGAGGCTTAGCCCTATACTGGCCAGCTTATCACGTACCGCGGGTACGGCTTTTAATAGCTTATTCTTATCGGTATCTACGCAGTACATATCATCGACGTATCGCCCGTGGTATTTAATGCCTAAATCCTCCAAATACCAGTCTATAATATTAAGTAGGAAATTAGCGAAAAGCTGGGCAAACAAATTGCCTATAGCTACGCCGCGGCCCTCTCCGTTAGTGAAAAGCGATTTATTAGCCGGTAGATAGCCCCAGTACTTGGCCGGGCTGTGTCGTTCGCAGTTCTTTTCCGGATGGTGTAATACTACTACCTGGCATAGATAACGCAAATCGTCGATGTCGGCACCCGTGTAGTGCTCAACTATGAATTTATCTATTAATCGTGCCAGTAGTGCTTTGTCGATACTCATAAAAAAGCCTTTTAGGTCTAATTTCATTATATAACAGTCCGTAGTATATCCTTTACTACAGTCTATTATATCCTGGCGTAACATATTAATGCCGTATAGTTGCCCTTTACCTTTTCGGCAGTTAAATGTACGCGGACTAAACACTAATTCAAATAGCGGTTCCAGGCGAAGCGCTATATAGTGGTGTACTATTCTATCTTCAAAGGATGCGGCAAACACTTCTCTATAGCGCGGACGTGTTACGACAAAATAGATAGATTTACCAGGCGTATATGTCCGGGTATTGATACGGTCACGCAAAGTAATTAGATTACTTTCGTAGTCCATTTCATATACTACGGCGCTGGCTGTTCTCCGCTTACTTTTGCGGCAGTCGTAGTACGCTTTTAACATATCGTCTGTATTAATCATATATCGTTATTTTATAAAATCCGTAAATAGTGCTGACACTGGCCGTACGTGATTCGCGTTCGTGGCCTTAGTGTTGTTGTTCATATTGCCGTTGTTGAGGTTCAGATTCCAGGCGTTCGTCGCGCTGTTCTCGGTAGGCTCGCAAATCTGTGCTGCATTATCTTATTCTTAACCATAAATGATGGTACGCAGCCCATTTATTACGGAAAAATTGCTCTCCCGGTTGGTCTTAACTTTCCGGTTCCGGCTGCTCTCTAACCTTAATTAGTGAGTTTTTCCACGCTGTACACTGTTTGCCGATAGCGTCCATTAACTCTATGATATGTGCGTGCCGTCCTTTGCCTTTTATCCATTGCCTTTCGCCAGCCTTACGCATTAGGGTTTTTAAAGTTTCAAATTTAATTTGGAAAGCTACTAAATAATCTATCCTGGTAGCGCGGTTCTTATTCATATAAGCCGCCGCTATGTCCTGTAATAGCTGTACGCCCAAAGTGTGCATATTTGCGCCTATAGTATATTTGTAAGCGCGTGGAAAATTCGGCGTTATATCCAGTATTTCGTCTAAAAGTGCATTAACGTCTAAGTAGATGCGCGTATTAGATACTAACTTTACTTTATCCATCCTAATATCGTAATATGGGTGCGGCTTTCGCCGCACCTAAAGTTTAAAGACTAACTATTAACAATTAATAAATAAATGCTGACACTGGCCGTACGTGAAGCGCGCTCGTGGCCTTAGTGCCGTTGGCCATATAGCCGTTGTTGAGGTACAGAAACCAGGCGCTCGACGCGCTGGGCTCGGTAGACGTCCAGTACCAATCTTCTACCAACTGCGTAGCTCCGCTAATTAGGCTTAATGCGTAGTTTATCTTTAGCATATTAGCATAGATAGCCATCATTTCGCCCATTGATGGCAGCCACCATTTGCCAGCGGTTAAGCCATTGCCATTAGCGTTTGTTTTACTGTACAGGTTGCAAAAGCCAGGGGCATAACTTGCCGTGTTCGTTACTGCGCTGGTCGTTGATGCTGCTATCTGTGCCGCCGTGTTAGCTTTACCGGCCCAGTCGCCTATAACTGTCATACGGTCGCCAGTTGTGAAGCCACCGCCGCTAATAGCTGCGCTACTCCAGTATAGGTTACTTGTGCTTTCCGTAGGCGCTATTACCAGGCATTTGCCGCCCTCTACTAATACTACGCCCTCCGCTACTTCGCCACTATTTTGGTAGCCCGTCCACTTGTGCGGCTTAACCATTAATGGAAAGTTATCGCTCTTTCGATGAAACATAATAAATATGCCATCTTCCAGGGCGTTAAGATTAACGGTACCTATCATACCAGCCTTTAGATTATCCGGCGTGATAAGTGTTACATTACCGCTACCGTCTACCATCGGTAATTTTTGCCCGCTATTAACCGTTGTTACGGTTGGTTGGGCACTAAGTTTCTTTGTCTGTTTTGTCATAACTCTAATATTTATTTGTTAAACATTAACCCCAGTTATTATCGCGCTGTGCGCTAAATAGCCATCCTGCGCCAGGATTCGACGTGGTAGGCGCATATAAACTACCTATATAGATGGCATCCATATAACCGCCCTCGTTTAAGTCTATATATCCGCCAGCTGATAAAATCTTAATATCTCCGTTAGTATCATTTGCACCTATCAACGTAACTTTTTTACCCGCTACGGCTGATAGCCTATAATAATATGTTCCACTTGATGGCAGGAATATAACCGTATCTATAGGAAATCCCGCGTAATCGTCTGTAGTTCCATATAATGGTATTGTATAGCATAGCTGGCCAGATACTGTACTCGGCGATAACGTGGCTTGTACATAGCTGCTATTATCCAGGCCCTTAGTATAGTATCTTATCGTAGTACCGATTACTACCGCCGTATTTCTCTGCCGTGCTCCGAAGCTGCCGCGGCACCATAAATCGGCGCTATAAAATCTATACCCTCTTTGCAGGTCATAGTCGTAACCCTGGTTATACAAATCACCCTCAAACCACATTTTACCGTCACTACCAAATCGGATGCCGCCTACTTTTGTGCCGGATTCATTAACGCAGTCTAAGGATTTAAAACTACCGCTTACGCCATTCATCGTTCCGCTAAAGGTAATGTTTTCAAACGTGCCAGTTTTACAAACTACGTTACCGTCTTTTGCTTGGAATAGAATATTACCGCTGCTATCTTTCATATCTATAGCCTCTACTCCCAGGTTCTTAACCAGGGCGTATGTAGCTAATAATATCTTAGTAGCTACCAGTTCTATTTTATCGCCTAACTGCCAGTAACCGTTATTACTATCTTCTGTGCTGCCTGGGTAATTAGTAGCTGTCTTGGTATGATTCTTAACGCAGCTATAGTAATTATCGCCGTATAATACTACGTCTTTCCAGGTGTCGCCGTTATTCCCTGCTTGAAAACTATAGCCCGTAGCGCAGTCGCTCCAGGCTTGCGGCCCCCTCAAAGATGCGCCCTTTTCGCCTTTATCACCTTTGAGGATATATTTTACTATTCTTGTTACAGATACGCTCATAGCTTAATCTTTAGCTGTTATTGTTATTGATACGTCGCCGCCTGCTTGCCGACAGTGTGCGCGTGTTACGTCGCAGGATGCCTTAGCGGTCGTTCTATCTGATTCAGAATTAAGATAAACGCCCGCGGCGTCCTTAATAACAAAGTAGAAAGTAGTATCTAACGCCTTAGTATTACTGCCGCGTTTAACTACTACAGGCGTATAGGTTACTACACCGTTACCGGTCGTGTCCTCGGTTATAGCCTCATCTTCGGGCGACGGGTGCGGGTCTATGTCGTACGGGTCGCTGGCATCCATAACGCCCTGTATATCCTTACCTATTTCGGCGCCGTCCCTGTAAACGGTTACACGATATTCGCCATAGGTGTTAATATCCGTAGCGGCTACCGTTATCGTCTGCGCGGTTTGTCCGCTTATTGTGGCCCATCCGCTGGCGCCCATCTTTTCCCAGGCATACGTTAGATTTTTTGTTAACTCGTTGCCACTTTGGTAGGCCTTAGCTTTCAGTACGCAGCTACCGCCTTTTTCAGTAATAACAAAATTCTTGCTATCTCCTGCGGCGATGGTTACGCGATAGCTGCTGCCGGTTGCTTGCTGTATAGGTATAGTGTAGCTGGCCTGTATGCTATCTGACTGCGTACCATAAGATATACTGGCCACCATCTTAATTACGGCAGGCGCGTAGCCCGCTGTAGCCGCGATGTTAGCAATAATCTGTAGGCCGTAGTATAAGTTATCACCGGATGGCGAAATCTTTTTAAATAGGCCCGCAAAAGTGCCTGTAGACGTGTCGCCACTCCAGGTTATTTTAGTGCCATTAAAATAGTAGTCGATGCTATCCGGTGTTGCTATTCCCTCGGCTACTCGGCTACTGGTGCATACAAAGTATAGTATAGGCTTCGTCGTAGCGAAATTAGGGCGTATAGCCGTAACGTCTGATAGCGTGCCCTCCCATTCCTGGTATATGTCACCGTCTGGGCACATCAGCAAAGCCGCATAAGTACCGGCTTTGCTGATAAACTTAATAGTTCGTGTCGTTGATGCTGTACTCATTTTAGGCCTCCTTTTCTGTATTATTAGTTGTTGTTTCTTCCGCGGTCGTAGATTTGCCCGTAGTTGATTCACTTGTAGCGGCTGTTTCCGTCGTTTCTGTAGTTGTTTCGGCTGCTTCTTCCGTGATGGATGCTGCCGGCATAATAAATCTTTCGTCTGTAGCGGTAGGTAGCTCGCGTATAACCACGCCTTCCTGTTCTTCGCGCGCTTCATGTGCCAATAGCGCTAAACCGCCTATTTGCTCCAGTGTTTCGCTTAGCTGGGTTAATGGGCCAAAGGCTAACATATCCCCTTGCCAAAGTAAATAATTACCATCTTTGACCATATTACGGTCATTCTCTAAGTGCAAAAATGCTGCTACTTTAGGATTCGCTTTAATGTAACGTGCCATATTCTTATATTTTTAATGTTAATGTATCAAAATCAAATTACCGCTGCCGTCCTCAAATACTACGCCGTCGGCATCCTCCATAGAAGCCCAGGGGCCGCGGTCTATAACGTCCAGGCCTATAACGGCACCGTATATCTGACTTAATGCCGCTGTAGGTATTGTAGGGTTCATCCCGTGTGCTACCAGGGCATAACTAAGGCTGCCGCTTGCCTTATTAGTGGCTATATACCATAACGGCAGTAGTTCGCGTTCGGGCGTCGGAAGGTCTCCGTTAGCGTTCCACATTTTTGCAAACGGTGCTACGGCCATAAGGTCTGCCGGTATGTTGGTAGGGACGCCAAAATAATCAAATTCAAACTTAGGTAGCCGGCGAACAAAGGCCACTACCTTGCAGGGCGATGCGTCATTAAGTGTAACGCCGCCAGGGTTTCCGTTTATGTCGTACTTTGCACGGCAGCGCAGGTATAAATCCGCGCCCATAAGGCTACGATTAACTACGCAGCTAACGCCATCCGTAGACACTGTAATGTCATAGTCTAACGTAGTTTCTGCGCCTACAGTTGCCCAGGCTAAATCGTTGGGGTTCCATTTTTCCCAAACAAATAAGCGCTTAGCCGTCGGGCACTCATCCGCGCCCAACTTCAGCGATGCCGTTACGGTCTGCGTATCGGCATCCGATAACGGGTTATATATCGTAGTGTCCGCAGCGTTGAGGCTTAACACTGGCATATATACCGTAGCATTATCGCATATAAGCTGGTGCGTACCCTGTACTACGTGTAGCTGGTTAGTTCGGCTATCTATGTATTCGCCGTAAAATTGCAGTGTAATAGGTATACTTTGCGCGGCGTTCTTTTTTACTTTAATACGTCCTGCGTTATCTCCGCTGGTCGTTATTTCATAACTCGCATTATCGGCTGCTATCAGTGTCTTAACACCGCCTATTATCTCGTACCATCTGATGTTGGTAAGATACTGATTGATACGACCGGGTAATAATATTTCGTCCTTATCCATCCTTGATACATTAGGCTGTATGATTACGGGCGTAACGGTATAATCGGGCGCATACTCGTTACTGTCCGCGTCGTACGTCTGCCTATCCGGTACGCTGCCGTCTACCGAAAAACTAACGTTAATCTGTAACGGGCGAAAATTGAAATCAAATCTTTTCTTTTTCATATCTCAATGCTTTTAATATTCATAACTTACATTCTGTACACTCGCGGCGTTGCCTGCGCCGTCTCGAAGTGTAACAGTAGCCGTAAATCTTAGCTTTTTAGGCATATATCCGTTAATGTCGCAGTCTGCTATAGTTAGCGTTATGGATTTACCGCTGTTGGCGCGTTTCAGCGCCCAGGCGTTATCGGACGCGGTGCGCTCTACGCCGTCGGCATCCTGGCTGTATCGCGTCCAGGCTACATCGGCGTCTAATATGTCGCCCGTAATGTCTATGTTATATAACTTAGCTACGATAGTCAGCGTAGCGTTGAAGTTATCCGGGTCGTATATATTTTCACTTTCTGCGAAATCTACTGTAAAGTCTGGGTTTCCCTCTATCATTGCCCAGTCTGTATTATTCCAGGCGGGCGCCGTGGTAGTACCTGTTTTTTGGCATCTGTATTTACAACCATTATACCACACGTCCGAAATCTCATATACGCCCGTGCTGGGGTTTTTATCGTTATGGTAGTAAGATTCTGTAGCGCTCCAGGTACCGCGGTCTACATACTCCGCTATGGGTGCGCCCTGGTAATCTATACGTATCACGTCCGTAGTAATTATTCCCGGTATATACATATAGTCCCGCCCGTCTCGTAGTGGCAAATCTAAGGCCTTTAGAAATTCGGGCGGCGTACCAAATACCGCGCCGTAGTTAGTTTTATCTATTATAGGCTTAGTTACTCCTGTTAGCTTAACTATTCGGCCCTCCGTGCTGCTAAGGTATAGGCAGCTTTGGCGCGTTGTGTCTGTCTGATTGCCCCAGCGGGCTATCTTCATCATAGCGCACGGCGGATAGTTTTTGCCTGCTGGCGTTTCTGTGTCCGGGTATTGCGTAACTTCTATATAGTTGTTAGCCGTATTAACGCTGTTAACTCTAAACCACGCCGTATAGTAAGTACCACTGCCAGCGCTTAGCGTATTAATAATACCCTTTAGCACATTGTTATTAGCCTGCGCGGTAAAATAGCCATCCCATTTACTACGTAGATGCAAGCCGTAGCAACTGTTACCCAGGTCGTCTACGCTTTCTATAGTGTCCGCTTCCGTTAATAGCTGGTCGCCCTCTATTGCAGATAACCGATTAACTATAAATTCTACGGCCTCAAAATAACTACGCACGCGCACGCTTTCAAATTCTGCGTTTCCGGATGCGTCTATGCCTGCGCCAGTACCAGCATATAAAGACTTAACGAAAGTGCCAAACTGGGCGCCATCGCTAAAAACGGCCAGGCCCAAAGATATAAGGCCCTGCTTAAATGTTATTTTTCCTGCTGCTACGTCGTCGGCTATCTTACTTAAAAACTCATCGCGTACCGGGCTGTTATCGTCCAGGTCGTATGCTTTGGCCGCGTGCGTAGCTTCGCTGGCCGTTCCTGCGTTATCCGCATAACCCGCCTTATCCGCATAACCCGCTAAATCCGCTTTGGCTGCGTGCGCAGCCTCTTTAGCTACGTTAGTACCCATACTATTACCGTTAGTTGTAATACCGGATGCGCTGCCGTTACTTTTGGGCTTAACTATAACTTTTACGTCTATCATACGTTAACCTCCTTTAGTTGCAAATCCGCATAACCCTCCATAAGGTTACGGCCTAACCCCTGTACAAAAAATTCTTTTCCTAAAGCCGGATGCGTATAATGTCTAAACAGACTTATAATGCCTGCTTTATCCATTAATTTTTGTTCCATAAGCACCCGCGGTGCGTGATACTCATTATAGTAGCTATCTACGTATATCTGTTCGGGTTTAGCCGCCACGGCTTTAGTATAATCGTATATAGTTAATAGGCCCTCGTTTGTTGACACGTTAAACGGTGTAGATAGCTTTACGGTATCTGTAACGCCCAGGGCTTGACACTCCGCAGTAGTTAAGGCGCTGTTTATTTTCATTTGCAGGTCGTCTTTTTTGTTTACGTAGGTCTCTATCGTATCACTCATATATATTAGGTCGTTATCTCCGGTATTGTTAACCAGGCCATTATCGCTATATACTTTAACCTCAAAAGATTTAAGTATTATACTGCTAACGTGTGCCAGTAGTGGCACTGTGCTACTGCTCCATTTTGTATGCCTAAAAAAAGTAGGATGGCGCCGCGTGATAACGTCCCAGGTCGTGTTGACCGGGCCTAATATCATAAATTTAACTTGGCCGCTTATCTTATCGCTTTTTTTAATCGGTATGGCTATACCCTCAACGTCGATGCCCATAGTATAGCTAATATTGTTTTGTAGGCTAAATTCTGTACCTACCAGTTTATCGCCTATCTTGGGGTCAAATCCTATAGTAAAGCACTGCTGGTAATATTCGTCATCGCTGGCGCATTGCTCGCGCGTTTTATAAGTTTTCCAGGAAAAATCGGACACCTGGCCAGCGGTTCCTGTTTCCACCACGCATTTGTCGCCGATAACCAGCATACACGCCAGCACGGCTATTTTACTTATCGTGTCGGTGCTATCGCCTATAGCACTGTATTTAAATTCGTATTCTTCCGGGCCATCGCCTGTAAAAGGTACTAACCCGTTATTATTAGATTCATCCCAGGCAGCCGTAGCGGATGGCGTTGCCGCTTTCCACCATTGCTGCGCATAGTATCGGCCGTCTCCGTTGTTTCTACTTGGTACCGTTTTATGCCACCATATTGGCACTAAACCTGTATTCCAGTCCTGGGTATCGTGTAATATCTTATAATTGTCTGTAACGGCCATTACAGGGTTAAGTATAACCTTACCGGATAATACTATATAATTAGTTGTAGCGTCGTCGGACGGTGAAAATACGCCGCCTGTAGTATTACCCTTATATACTGCATACGGTATATGTGCCTTAATGTCGCTATCCAGCGGGTACGTTTTAGCTTCGTCGTTATCTACGCCATTGCCATTAACACTGACAAATAAATAGTTAGTCATTTCTACTTTTGACGTGGGCGAATTATCGTTTTTATCCGTTTTCATAGCTACTTTTCCCAGGGCAAAAATAGAAGCGCCAGGCATAGTACGTAGTAGGTTAGGTAATACTTGCTGATTCTCGTTATTTTGCGCGTACAAATCAATAAAATTAGTAGCACCGCCATTAATTGGAAAGGCCCACTGCTTATTATTCATAACCTGTAGATACCAGTTAGTAACAGTTCCGCCGTCATAATCGGTACTGTTACCTTTTACCATAGCTTCAAACGCTTCTATGGCTCTTACTCCCTCGCCATCGCTGGCATATTCGGTCATATATTTTTGCTTGTTACCGTACGGCGATGCCAATAAATCATCATCTAACGGGCTTTCTATAACGCTTTCTACACTTTCTATTTTGCAGGTTAATAGTAATTGATTAAATACCTCACCTACGCTAATAGTGGTGTCCGTGTCGGCTGCTATGGCCGTTTCTATAGTAGTAGTTCCGCGCGATGTCGTAGCCGTTTTAGTTGTATCATTTATGGCCGTCCAGGATATATCGCTACTGCCTTTAACTGTCGCCCAGTCAAAAATATAAAATGTAAATCCGTCCTGCACTATATGTAGATTCAGATAGCGCAAAATTTCTTCTATAACTTC